GCTGGTTACTACTGCAAGGTGTGTTATAATTGGATGGAAGCTAGAGATACGTTGATAGCTTATTTGGAGGGAAAGTTGTAATAGCTATTGACTTAAATAATTTAACCGTCTAAAAGAGCTGTATTCCAACAACGGAGTGCAGCCCTTATGACTGAAGCCCGAAAGAAAATGATTGAGCGTATCAAGGCTATGCTCAATTCCAGTGGCCGCACTGAAGCGGAAATGATGACTTTTCTAGCCAAAGCTGCTGAGCTTATGGCTACCTATGAAATTACTGAAGCTGAGCTTGCAGCTGGAGAAAAGGCTAAAATTCATCGTACTGATAGCTCTGATCCGTATGAGATTAAGAAAAATCTTTGCGTCAATGTTGGTAGGTTTACCAATTGCAAAGCTTATCGGGAGCTTGATAAGACGACTATCAGCTTTGCTGGTAAGGAAAGCGATATTTTGTTTGCTACTTGGCTGCTGGATACGCTTCAGCGGTTTGTTATGCGGGAGCTGCGTAACTATCAGAAGAAGCTTATTGTTGAGAAGGGTATGGGGCATAGCAACAATCTTACCTCAGCTAGCTTTGTTGTGGGCTGTACCTCCCGTATTAACGAAAAGCTAAAAGAACTTATCCCGATCGATTGGGCTAAAACACAAGAATTAATTGTTAAAGAGGTTGGGTTGTCACTATCCAAATCGCGTGGCCCTAGCCGAAATGTCAGCGAAAAGGACGCTAGAGCTGGTATGAAGGCTGGAGAACATGCTACGTTTAATAGGCCGGTTGGGGCTGGTGGCGGTAGGTATTTGAAATGAATTATGTGTGTCCATACCTAAATGATTTAGATGATAGTATTAGACATGCTGAGAGAGTAATTGATGCTAGTTTTTGGGATAAAGAAAAACAGAATTGGTGGAAAAAGTATAGAAATCAATTACTTAAAACTTTGTTGAAGCATCAATTAATAGAATTTAAAAAATAATTTAAGTTTTTTAAAAATAGTTGTTGCAATCCGTTTCTGATCCGTTTATAACTTAATTTATCAGCAACGGAGAATGACAAATGGCAATTAACACCATTGATGCACTTAAGGCGTTCCTTGCTAGCGGCGAATTTCATCATGCCACGATGCGTACTGACATAGCGTGTGGTTTGCATATTTATGGTAAGGACGATAACAAATTTAATGGCTTTAAGCCTGTTGGCTACTTCAGCCGTCTATGCGATAGCAAGCTTTGTGATGAAGCTTATGATGTTGTAAAAAAGTATGGAGTTTATGAAGGCTCATACAAATAACTAGTTGACAATCAATTCGTACCCGTTTAATAACTAAATCACTCAAACACAGCAAAGGAACACAAAATGGTTGCACTTAAGGAAATGGGTCAGCGGAAGGAATTTTATCAGATTGATCCGCGCAAGCTTGCCATTAAGGCGGATTGGAATAGCCGGGACTTCTCTGACCCTGCTAATCAGCAGCATGTGGAGGAGCTTGCTAAGTCCATTGCTGAGAATGGTGTACGTGAGCCTCTGAAGGTTTACCTTGAAGGTGATGTTGCTTACATTACCAATGGTGAATGCCGCTATCGCGCTGTTATGCTTTGCATTGAGCGCGGTGTTGATATCAAGGCTGTACCCGTACTGGCTGAAGATAAGAACGCCAATGACGCTGACAGGCTGTTTACTCAGTTCATCAGCAATAGCGGCAAGCCCTTTGGCCCCATTGAGAACGCTCGCTTGTTTAAGCGTTTGATGGATATGGGCTGGCAGCAGCAGGAGATTGCCAAGAAAACTGGGTTCTCTGGTGGTCGCGTTAGCCAGTTGCTTGAGCTGCTGCGTTTGCCGCTGGTGCTTCAGGAGTTTATTATTGAAGGCAAGGCGTCTGCTTCAATGGTGCTTCAGGTTTGGAAGAAGCACAATGAGGATACCGCGCTGGCTGTTGCTGAGCTTTCTGGCGCGGTAGCGGTGGCCGCTGAGCAGGGTAGGTCGCGTGCCATGCCCAAGGACACTGGCGACGGTGAAGGCGCTGGCGGTGGCTCTGGCAAGTCCTCAGGGCCTAAGAACAGCCTGAAGAAACATCTGAAGGCGCTAGTTGAAAAGGCGTATGCTGAGGAACGTATTGACGATACTGAGAGCATGGTTACTATGAGCCTATCTGAAGGTGATTGGGCTGAGCTGATGGAAATGATTGATTACTGATTAGGTTGGGGAGGGGTTGCTGATACCCCTCCCCCTGCTTTAATTTTTAATGGAGGTTAGCTTGCGCTCAAGTGCCCACATAGAAGCAGCTAAATCAGAAGCCCTAAAGTTAGGTGCTACAATTGAGCTGGAGCATAGGTCTAAGCACATTTGCGGAATAATTAAAATCAATGGTAAAGAACGGAAAATATTTTTGTCTCTAACTCCAAGAGACAATAAAGTTTGCTATGTGGTGCGTGAGGATGTTAGACGTAAAGTAAAGGAAATGATGGAATGTCATATTTAATCAAAGCATCAACGCCAGAACAACTGAGAGAGCAAATCGTTAAATGGCTGAAGATAAATGCTAGCAATCATCGCATTAAAGCTAGCAACTCTCGCTTAGTAGCTACTCGCAACGAGGAAACTACTATGGGTGTTGCATATCAGAACGCAGCAGATTTTATTGAGCGAATAGTAATAGAGAATTAACACATAGCTAGTAGCTTGTTGACTACACAACAGGAGCTAGCAATGATTTATATTCAGGAAGGCGTCAAAGGCGTTGCCATTTTCTTCAGTCTGTATGTAGTGTGGGTATGCTTGAATGTCCTCTTTAACACTTAAAGAACGATTGGAAGAAGTTTGGAAATTAAATGGTTGCTGTAGCCCTTGCCATATAAATATTTGGTCAGAACTACCAGTTGGATATCTTAAATTTGCTCATTTGAATTTGTATTGGTGTCACGGTAAATTGTTAGCTCCAAAAGGTAAAAAACCTAAAGGTAAAGGTTTTAGTTTTCTTCACAAGTTTTATGGAGTAGCTTTAAGATGCAGAATAACAAATGAAAAGAAAAAAACGACGCAAGCCACCTACTGAGTTATCGCAAGAGCAAAAGAAACAGGTGGCTTTAGATATTTTTAATGGTGGTATTGTAAAACAAGTTGCGTTCAAGCATGGTATATGCCTTAAGTATGCTTATCGAATAGTAACTGAGTTTTACGAATGGCGGTTAGTGCCAAAGAATGAGGAAATAGTGAATGACTAAAGATAAATTTAAATATTTTGTTTGGCTTCAAGGTTTGCGAGGGCCTGAGCCTCAGCTGTGGAACGAAATGCAAACGGTAGGTGGTAAGCCGGTCAAGACTTTGGGTGAGCCTGTAAAGCTTCCTGATGATGATCCTAGGGAGCTGAGCAAGTTGGCTGAGGATTACCCCTGTGGAGTTTAATTTTCAGCTTAATCACATCAGAGCAATGTGGGGTTTGCGAAAAGGAACCACTATTATTTTTAACAAGCTAGACCTAATTCCAGTTGGCTATATGAATTTGTTTCAACAGCCAGCGGTAAATGATAATGAGACAAAAGAATGAAATTTTTGGTATCCCCACGCCAAAGCGGTAAGACTGCTTTTCTTGAGAAAGTTTTGACTGACTATATTAAAGAGCATCCTGAAACTGTAATAATTAGATATCAAAATGGACAAGTTGTAGTTGAAAAGCCGGTTAAGCAAGTAGTCAGAAAACAGCTTAGGCTCAATGAGGTAAAACCGTGACAAAGCAGCATGACAAAGCCTATTACCTAGATGGGCGAGTTCAAGTTGCGTATTGTAAAGTTTGCTCTGCTGAAGGTGAAAAATTATTGGAGGACTGCTCACAAAAAATAGAAAAGCCTCTTGACGAATTGAACCAAGCTGCTAAATCACAGTTATTGAAATAAGGGAAAATGGTTTCCCGAAAATCATAAAAGGAAATGAAATAATGTCTGGTGTTGATAAGGGTTATCTGAAGAAGATTGTTGATGCTACCAAGGCTGGCGCTAACATTTATGTTGGTCAGGCTATGGGTCAGCCTATGGTTGCTGCTGGCTTGATTGAAATCAATACAGCTGTGACTAACCCGGCTGCTCCTACTGAAGTTTTGTGCCGTGCTACTGATGCAGCTGAGGCTTATCTTGCTGCTGGTAATGGTTCTGCTGGCGACAAGCCTAAGTATGAAATCATCACTAACGCAGCTCTGCCCCCGGCTAAGAAGCGTGGTAACACGTCTGGTAGCGGTGCGCCGACTAAGTACCCGTTTGCTGATCTTCCGGTAGGTGGTACGTTCTTTTCTGCTAATACTGAGCATAGTAAGGGTGATGCTGTAAAGGCATTGGGCAGCACTGTTTCTGCTCAGAATGAAAAGTACAGCGAACCTACTGGCGAGAAAAAGACTGTTACTCGCGCTGTGCGTGACAAGGTGACTAAGAAGGCTGCTCTTAATCCTGATGGCACCAAGATTACGGAAACTGTGCAGTTGGATGTTAAGAAGTACAATCGTAAGTTCACCATTCGTCCGGTTAAGGCTGGTGAAAAGTATGGTGAATGGACTGCCCCGGCTGATGGTGCGTTGATTGGTCGTACTGTTTAATTTCTACCCCTACTGCTACGGCAGTAGGGTCATTTGCATCACCAAATGATATTAGGGGTAGGTAGCTCAGACTACCTACCCCACTTTAATAATTAAAATGGAAATGGTAGAATGATTGATATTTTGACTATTGATAAAGAGCGCATAGCTATAGAGCGTGCAGTTCAAACAATTTACCATAACATTCTTAGAGATTATGTAGCTGACGCCAATAGGCGAGAAGTGATGAATAATCTTTACAATTTTTTCAAAGATGGAGATATTGTAGTTATTAGTAAGCCGGAATGGCGTCAATATCAGGAGTGGCAAAAGACTTTGACAGATGGTATGTTGATGACTGCTAATCTTAATATGCAGCCCAATAGGGAATAACAAATGGTTGAATACAAAGAAGGCGCTGAGAAAGCCCCTATACAGCACAAGCTACCAATCCTAGCAATTGTTTATTCACTACGCGAGAATGATAAAATAGTAGTTGAAAAACGCTTTAATTATTCTAGCTATGAAGATAGAAAAGCTCTTGGCGCGTTGAGCTATTGGGCATATACTAATCATTGCTCAATTGAAACTATCGCAGTTAGTGACGCTGAAGCAGAAGTAGAGGAAAATAAAGAATGAAATATGAAGCTGATTTTCCGAATAGCTCAATGCTAGCCAGTTGCTCCTATGATGATGAAACACATGAGCTTACTGTATGGTTTCGTAACAGCAGAGATTATACTTATGTTGACGCAGACAAGAGTGTTTTTGAAGCGATGCGAGATAGTGCTAGTGTGGGTAAATATTTTAATTCGATCAAGTCAACTTTGAAGCAAAAGACATGAATGACCCAATCAAGCTAGTAACAACTAAGTCTGACGCTGAGCTTGCTGAAGAATTGAAGCAAGAAATTGTAGAAGCACTTGCTCCAGCTTTGGCAGCGTGTACTAAAGCTACTCAAATGGGGTTTGTTGTCTCCTGCCGTATGGGGCCTAATGGCTTTAAACAGATGGTGTTAAATCAGTTGACGCTATCTAAGGTGTTTTAAATCTATTGCGCTCTTGGTGGAATTGGTAGACAGTGTGGAAAAACAGCTTTTAAAAGTTTACGGTCCTTACGTTTCAAAGCGTGACGGCAGAAAGCGAGTTGTATTCTATTATTCAGATAAAAGTACAAGTACAACTAGCTATGCTAGATACTTGTATGAGGAAGCTAATGGCGTTCTACCTGATGACTTGACTGTAGATCACATAGATGAAGATTTTAAAAATGACGATATAGAAAATCTTCAGCCTTTAAAGCTACTAGAAAATATCCAAAAGGCTAGACAGAACGGCAAACAAGCTACAGAGTGGTTTGAAGGACTTTGCTTAGAGTGCGACAGTTCATTTGCCAAACCTATGCGGCAAATAAGAGGAAATCAATTTGTTAAAGGTAAACCGGGACCATTTTGCAGTAGATCGTGCTCAGGTAAGTTTAACCAGCGTAAGCAAATAAATTTTAGAAAACCAGCCCATGTAGTCCAACGGCAGGAGACAGAGGACTTAAAATCCTAACAGTGTTGGTTCGAATCCAACCATGGGCACCAAACAATGACTATGCCGGTTCGACCCCGGCAGAGCGCGCCAGCTGGCTTAGCTCAGTGGTAGAGCAACGGTTTTGTAAACCGTAGGTCGTAGGTTCAACCCCTACAGCCAGCACCAAATAATTATTAAAGCGATGTTGACAGGATATAAATCAGTGGCTATGTAATGAGCCATGATGCAAGGCCGGATGTACCCTTGCTTTAAATGAACGCTTGGTGGTTATGCTGAGCTAGGTTATAGCTTTCGTCTGCTATTGGTAAAAGACGGGGCTAAATGGGGCTTCCCAAAGGAAAGCCCCATTTTTCTGTTAAGGTTGAAATTATGGCATCAGAAGAAACAATTAGAAAAAGACAAAATTTTAAAAATTGGTATGCTAAAAATAGAGATAAAAAATTGGCTTATTTGAAACAATGGAAAAAAGAAAATCCTGAAAACCCTGAAAAATCAAAAGAGCGAGCTAGAAGGCATCAGCTAAAAATGAAATACGGGATAACTCCTGAAAAATATAAAGAAATGCTTTGGTTACAGGGAGGGCATTGCATATTTTGCGATAGGACGCCAGATCAAGAACGCTATGGAGTGCTAACTGTAGATCATGACCACAAGACAGGTAGAATTAGAGGGTTGCTTTGCATAACGCACAATAGATCGTTAGGCGTGTTTGGTGATAATGAAGAAGGCATATTAAAAGTTTTAGCTTACGTTAGAGGTAAGCTATAGGCTCCTCTTGCGAGGGGCCTTTTTTCTGTGTATGTGTGGGCAATGCAGCCTTGGGTAACATCACCGTCGTTTGTTGTAGATACGCCGCAAAAGGTGGTGGCATCCCCTTGGGCTAAGGCTCCTGAGCCTGTTGAAGCTCCTGCTTATCAATCTGACGAAAATTTAAAAAAGCAATACGGTATCGAGCTAGCTAAAAGTTCAAACCCGTTTGAAGCAGCTTGCAAAATATTTGATGAAACTAGCAAAGCTTTATGGGTAAGTTTTAATTGGTTGGCTGACCCTGTTGTTATAGCTTCTAGGGATATCTATTTAAAAACTTTAGAACTTAGCGCAGCTCCTCTTGACAGGGAACAGCTTGCGGCTAAGGTGCTGAAGCTGGCTGAGGGTGAGAAGGTTGAGCGCAATGGCGTTTTTCTCTCCACAATAGAAGCCAAGGATAGGATAGCAGCTTTTAAGTTGTATTCTGATATTTTAGGTTATACTGGCAAAGTTGAAATTGATAATTCTACTAACAATAATTTAAATGTGAGAGAAATGGTTGTTAAGTTAGTTAGAGCTGACAACAAAGAGCCAGTTACGATTAATAGCGTTCCTAATTTAAATGTTAAATCAGAAATCGCAAATCAAGAAACTAAATCGCCAATTGTTTTAAAGATGGTTGGTGGTGGAGTGCGTTAGTCTGATTTAACTGTTTCGCATGGTGCGAAAAATTGGGAGCTACATCTATGTTAAAGAAACTTGGACTTTCTATCTTTGCTTTGCTTTCTATTATTGGCGTTGCGTTTGCTCAGTATACCACTCAATCCGGTGGAACTGGTGCAGGACTTGCTACGTTAAACGTTCCTGCTGATACACAGTGCTTGCGCTATGGTAATGGTGGAGTGTGTAGTGCTTACGCTCCTGCTGGCCCTACTGCGTTAACCGGCTATGAGACTGTCATTACCGATACTCATGCTGCTAATGGTGCTGTTCCGCAGACTATCAACACTCCGCTTACAGCTATTGGCGGTGGCGTTCTTACTGTTTCGGTTCCGCTTACTGGCGATACTCTTACACTCACTCCCCAAACTCGCCAGTTAATTATCAATCCTGCTGGTACTATTGCTGCGTTGACAGTCAATATGCCTGCTGCTTCTGCTACTATGGTTAATGGTCAGCGTATTGGTATTTGCGGTACGCAGATTGTTACTGCCCTTACTCTTGGTGGTGGTACTGGTAATACTTTTAATCCTGCTGTACAGACTGCTACCCTTGTCCCAGTTACTACTGGCGCTGCGTCTTGCACTGAATATATTTACAGCAAGACTAGTGCAACTGCTGGCGTTTGGTTCCGTACTCAGTAATCCTTTCACAACTCAAACATAAGGATTACTGTCATGGGATTATCTGCTGCTAAAGACTTACTAGTAAACTTTATTACCAGTCGTCAATTGCTACCCGGAAGTTGGGCTAATGCAGTTACCAACTTTTTAACTTCTATTCAAACTGCTACTGCCAGCACAACTCAAACTCAAGCTGGCGGTACTCCTATCACAGCAGCTAGCGCGGCTATTACTACAGCTAACGCTAACGATGCTGTTACTTTACCTAAGGGTTACGCTGGTGCGGAAGTATTTATTGCTAATCTTAGCGCCAATGCCTTAGGTGTATTTCCAGCGGTAGGCGACACTATTTTTCCTAGTGCTGCTGATGCTGTATTAGCTCAAACTGCTAGTAAAAATGCTATTTACAAGTGCGTTAAGGTTACTTCTGCCGGTGCTTGTACTTGGTATCGTAATTTATCTGCCTAAGTTCCTCCCTGACTTGCCAGCTCCCAAAAGGGGCTGGCAACTTTTTAGGTGACATATGAAATATTTTTTAATTTTAATTGCTTTGCTTTTTGCTACTGTAGCTGAAGCACAAACCTCTAGAAATCCTTGTTATAATACATCAGACAGTGCTGGAAATTGCATTGGGGTTGGTGAAAATAGCCCATTGCCTGTAATTTCACAACCTCCCGGTGGAGGCATCACAGGTAACGCTGTTGGTACTACAGGTGCTGTAGTTGGTACATTAGCTGCTGCTACAGGTAAGACTACTTTTATTTGCGGATTTAATGTTCAAGCTATAGGTGGAACGGCTACTGTTGGTCCCGTTACTATAGCTGGTTTGGTTGGAAGTTCTCAGGTTTATCAAACTGATGTTAACTCAGCAACTGTTGGTAAGACTGTAGCTGCTGCAACATTTAATCCTTGCATTCCAGCTAGCGCGACTAACACAGCCATAACTGTTACTACAACAGCAAACGGTACAGCTACGGCTGTTGATGTTAACTCTTGGGGCTATCAGCAGTAATGTTATGGAGATTGAATTTAAGTCAGCCATTTATAAAATAACCAATGTAGTAAACAACAAATGCTACATTGGTAGTGCTGTTGATGTTTATACTAGATTAGCTGTTCATAAATCAGGTTTAAAATATGGTAAGCAGCCCAATAAACATTTACAATCTGCTCATGATAAATATGGGGCTGAAAATTTTAGGTTTGAAATTTTAGAATATGTGATTGATAAAACTAAATTATTGGTTAGAGAACAAATTTGGATAAATTATTTTGAAAGTTACAAACCTGAATTTGGGTATAACAAGCGCAAAATCCCTAACAGTAACTTAGGAATTAGACGCGCTCACTCAGATGAAACAAAACGTAAAATTGGCGAAGCTAATAAAATATCTCAAATAGGAAAAGTGCAGTCTGCTGAATGTGTAGCTAAAAGAGCAGCCTCGTTAAAAGGAAAAACAAAACAAACTAAAGAAAGTATGAGATTGGCTTGGGTTAAACGTAAAGAAAAATATAAAGAAGCTAATGGTAGGTCAGGATGGAGCGCATCATGGCCGAAGCAATGACTATAGAATTTAATGAGAAACTTTCTTTCCTATTTGAGCCAGCTCGTTTAAAAATTGGTTATGGTGGCCGTGGGGCTGGTAAGACTGATGGGTATGCTATTGCTTTAATTATATTTGCAATGAAAATGAAATTGCGAATATTATGCTTACGTGAAATTCAAAACTCTCTTGAGGAAAGCGTAAAATCTACAATTGAAAACTACATAGACCATTATGAATTAGGATGGGCATTTGACGTTAAAGACAAATCTATTACTTGTACTCTTACAGGTTCTAGATTTTTGTTTTCTGGTTTGCGTCACAAAATTAATTCGATTAAGTCATTAGCTAAAATTGACATTGCTTGGATTGATGAAGCTAACAATACGTCTAACACTTCTCTTGATAAACTCATGCCTACAATTCGTGGTAAGCATGAGAGTAGTAAAGACGGCTTAGGTGGCCCATTTAGATTGGGGCCTGAGGTTTGGATTAGCTTTAATCCTGAGTTAGATGACGACGCTGTTTATAAGCGATACATACTTGAGAAAGAAAAGTACGCTCCAGACTTTTTACCAAATGAAGTTACTGGTGAAATGGAGCGATATGCTTACGTAGTTAAAATTAATTACTCTGATAACAAATGGTTTCCGCCTGATTTGAAGCGTGAAATGAATTTGTTAAAAGCAAATAACCCTACCAAATATTTAGAAGTTTGGGAAGGTCATACTAAACAGACTTTAGATGGGGCTATTTATGCTGACGAAATCAGACAAGCTTTGCTTGATGGTAGGCGCGAGCATGTTCCTCATGATCCAACTAAGCCCGTCATTACCGCATGGGACTTGGGCCATTCTGACAAGACTGCTATTTGGTTTATCCAAAGAGTAGGTTTAGAATTTAACATCATTGATTACTATGAAAATAGACTTAAGAAGTTACCGCACTACATAGAGGAACTTCAAAAAAAGCCTTATAACTATTCTATTCACTATCAGCCTCATGACGCTGACAACGAAACGTTAGCTAATAGGTCTATTGCTACTCTAACTAGGAAGGCATTTCCGAACGCTAAAGTTATAGTTGTTCAACGTCCGTCAAAGAAAGTTGTGGGCATTAATGCGGCGCGTACAATTTTTGAATTGTGCAATTTTGATGAGACTAAAACATCTGATGGCTGGCAATGCTTGAGCAGATACGCTTATAAGGTGAATGAGGACACAGGGAGCTTTTCTAGAGAGCCTGACCATGATACGCCTTGGTCGCACGGTGCAGACGCTTTCCAAACTTTTGCGTTATCTTTAAAAACTGAAGCAGATACTAAGAAACCTAAGGGTAATGTAGCTAAGTTACCGATACAGCAGCAATCGCGGGGATGGATGGGGAGTGTGTAGTGGCATATAATCCTGAATTAGTTAAACAACTTTTAGGCGATAAAGTTTCTGATTTATTTGACGGAACTATAGAGATTAGTCGTTCTAAAAATAATTTAATTTATGGAAATTTAAAAGTTGGCGATACGCTTAGCTTTAAGCTCAAAGAAAGCGATACTAGCCAGCCATTGCGGCAATTTGTAATTACTGGATATAAATAACATGGCTTGGTCTAGATCATTCTCAACAGTCCCCCCTCCTACAGAAGAAGAAAATGAAATTCTTCTGGAGGCTAAAAAGCGTTTTAAAGTTTGTCAAGATTGGGAAGCAAACGCTAGAATTAATTTTGAGTATGATTATAAATTCGCTAATGCTGATAGCGTCAATATGTACCAATGGGATAATTGGGTTGTTGGCGATAGAATGCAGAATGAAAGGCCCTGCTTAACTATCAATAAAACTCGCCAGCATAATCTACAGATCATAAATGATGGAAAGCAGAACAAGCCGGGAGTTAATATCCGTCCGGTTGGTGATGAAGCTAGCTTTGAAGCAGCTCAGGTGTTTCAGGAAGTTGTCAGGCATATTGAATATAATTCTTGTGCTGAAAACGTTTATGATAACGCTGCCACATATCAAGTTGACGCGGGTTGGGGATACTGGAGAGTAACTGTTGAAAAAATAACAGGTAGCTTTGACAAAGAAATATTTATTCGCCGCATTAAAGACCCTCGCTCAGTTTATCTTGATCCAAACATCAATGAGGTTGATGGTTCTGATGCTTGGTTTGGTTTCATCTTTGATGATATGCCTAAAGATTTGTATGAAGCCAAGCACCCTAAATGGAAAGATGTAGGTAACTCTGCATTCAACGATGATGGTTATCAAGGCTGGATTACTAAAGATAGCGTTAGGGTATGCGAATATTTTAGAAAAAGCATAGAGCCTGATAAGCTGGTTTATTTTGTATTGCCCACAACAGGAGAAGAAATTGGACCTATTAAATGGTCGCAACTCCCTCCTGATGGGAAGGCTATGTTTAATGAAATTAAAGCACGCGAAAACAATCTTCCTGAAGAAGATAGGACTTACAAAGAGCAAGACGAATTAAGCGAGCAAATTGAACACATAAAGATTGCTGGCAATCGTATTGTTGATAGAAAGCCTTGGCTTGGCAAGTACATTCCTATTGTTCGTTTGGTAGGAACAGAAACAGTAATTGACGGCATATGGGATTGCAAGGGTCATACAAGAGCATTACTTGATCCTCAGCGTATTTACAACGTTAATAGCTCAGCTAATGTTGAGTTTGGAGCGTTGCAAACTAAGTCTCCTATTACAGCTCCTCAAGCCGCCATAGAAGGTTTTGAAGATTACTATGCTTCAGCAAATAAGAAAAACCATTCTTATTTGCCATACAATCATATTGATGAAGATGGAAACCCTGTACCAGCTCCTAGCAGAATGCCTGCTCCTCAAGCGTCACCAGCATATGTGCAACAGATGGAAATTGCACAGAATGAAATGATGATGGTTTCGGGCCAGTATCAGGCTCAAATGGGAGAAAACGAAAATGCTAAATCCGGTGTTGCTATTAACGCTAGGCAACGTCAGGGTGACAGGGCCACTTATCATTTTATTGACAATCAAGCTATCGCTATTCGTTTTACTGGTAAAATTTTAATTGATCTTATTCCTAAGATTTATGACACTAAGCGAGTTATGCGTATTGAAGCTAAAGACAATACCATAATGAACGTTACTATTGATCCTGAAGCAACTGCTCCGTATGAGAAGAAAGCTTCTGGTGAAGAAGGGGCTAAGGACGATAACAATCAACAAATAGTTGAGGTTATCTTTAATCCTAATGTGGGCAACTATGCTGTTATCTCTGATACCGGACCTAGCTTTGCTACCCGTCGGCAGGAAGCGTTTAACGCTTTAACTCAAATCGCTGCTCAGAATAAAGAGTTCATGGGTATTGCTGGTGATATTCTATGGAAGGTTGCGGACTTCCCTGAAGCTCAAGTGTTGGCTCAGCGTTGGCGCAAAATTATTCCAAAGAATATTACAGGGGATGAAATGGACCCCAATATTGAGCAAGCTATGACTGAAGCTGCTAATAAGATTGAACAGCAGTTAGGTATTATTGCTCAGCAGCAAAAAGAGCTGGCTGATAAGGATAGAGAATTATCAATTAAGGAGCGTAATCAATCCCTCAATGAAACTAAAACAGCTGTATCAGAAATTAGAGAAGATTTTAGGGCACTTACAGACAGAATTACAGCTATCGGTAATTCTGGCCCTGCCTTCTCTGCTGAGCAGATTGCACCGCTTATCAGGCAGGCTGTTTTAGAGGCTCTACAGGCTGGAGGGCCGGGGGCTGACATGCCTCATGAGCTTAAGGGGCTGCATGAGGGTGGCACCCCTGTAGGCGTACCAGCGCCAGCCGCTGAGGCTCCTGAGGGCTATGAGGATGCTAACGGAAACGGCATACCTGATGCTATTGAAGGCGTTCCGGGTTCTAGAAAAGCAGCCGATGGTAAAATTTATGTAAAAGGTAAGAATGGGTATCTTGAAGTATCCCCATTAGAGGCTGAAGCTAATGCGTAAGTCTGGAATTTATAGGATTGTTAATTTAGTTACCGGAAAAATATATGTTGGTAGTGCAGTTAGTCTATCTAGACGTTTTAACAATCATAAGTCAGATTTAAATCTAAACAAACATGATAATAAATACTTACAAAACGCTTGGAATAAATATTGGCAACAGTCTTTTAAATTTGAAATAATAGAATGCTGTGAAAAAGAAAAATTGCTTGAGCGGGAGCAGTATTGGATCAATACATTAAACTGTGTACGCCCCAATGGGTATAATTTAAATCCTATTGCTGGTAGTAATTTAGGAATGGTGTGGAGCGATGAGTTTAAAGCTAAAGTATCTAAAGCTTTAAAGGGTAGAAAGCTAACAGAAAAACACAAAGCTAAAAAGTTTAAATATGAAGTAGGTCATAAGCCTACACAAGAAACTTGTTTTAAAATTTCTGCTGCGTTAAAAGGAAAAAAGTTTTCTGATGAGCATAGAGCTAATTTGTCTATAGCTAGGCAAAGAGTATTGCAACGCCAAACTATAAGAGCAGCTGGAAATGCCTAACTTAGCTGAATTAACTGACTATGATCCTCAGAGCGTAATTCCTGAAGCTGATGGAATTAGGCGAGTGTATATCACTGGCAATAGCTCAAGCTTGCCAGTGGATAATACTGTATTTAATGGAGTTCCTGAAGCTGTAGTAGAAGCTCCTGTTAGTCAACCGTCTAGAGCTAGCAGCTTAGTTAATAGCGTCATCAATAAGCTGTTTCGTGATGACGATCAAAGATACCAGTTGTGGCCGGAAAAGGTTGTTAGAGAGGCTTTAACTGGTGCTAACAAAGTAATGGAAGAAGGCTCTAATTTAGGCTTGCGTAGAGAGGATGTTACGGATATACCAGCCCCTAACATGCCCACAAAAGATAGCACATGGTTAGGTGAAAAGTTAGGAATAGCTCCAGTATATGCTACTCCTCAAGATAGCATTATTGAAAAAGCACAAGCTATATCTGCATTGGCTGGTACTGGTGGTTTAGCTGGTAGTGGCAAGGAAGCTGGTATGTCGTTAGGGGTAGTTCCTGTAGACATAGCTAAAAAATTAAAATTTGAAACTGGTAAACCGTCTGATATTTTGAAACAGGCTGTAGACAATACTCCTGCTGCTAGCATTGACGCTGATGGGCACCTAATTATTAATATGGTTAGGCATCAAATGACAGATCAAGCTGGAGCAGATAGCGTTAGAGGGGGAGTATTTTATTTACCAGAAGGTAGTCCTAACGCTAAGCATTATAATGGATCAACTAATAATTATTATGGTGGTCAAGAAAAGATAGAAGGCCAAACTGCTTATAAAAATCCATTAGTGGTTAAAGGAGCTACAGGCGGTAAAGCTCCTGAAATGGCGTATAATGAATTGATGGGAAATAAAAAAGCTTACGATGCTTTAAATAAAGATGTTATGGATGTAGTTATTGCTAGTGGTTGGATGAAGAAAAAAGACCCTGCTGCATTTCATGATTTGCTAAATCAATTTTTAGATAAACATGCTCCTGAAATGAGAGGATACGGTGATTATATTTTAGATAATAGTAAACATGGTAATCAATTACGCTACGCTTTGAGCGAAGCAGCAATAGCAAGTGCGGCTAGAAATGCTGGATATGACGGTATAATTGGATATAGCGTTGGTAGAGGAAAAAATAAAGGTAAGCCATTTTTGTCAGAAGTATTTGATACAAGGGAAAGTCATTATCCTTCACCCAATGGAGACTATAGAGTACATTCAGAATTGTATTCTGATAGTTCAAAGCCCGGTGGAGCAATTCAAGCTAACAGGGCTTCATTACGTCCTGCTTTAAAATATAAAGACCGTCTTTACAAGGGTAAACCCGGCCAACAGCATATGGATGTAATACCGGATGCTTTATATCCTGAGTTTCAAAAGATGGCTATGTCTGGTGAAGATATTAGCCATTACAATTTTGGCTTTGTCAATGATAAGGGCCATTTCCTCAGCAGAGAAGATGCTTTAAAATATGGTATTGACAATGGCTTAATTGATCCTCAAGCGGGGAAGTATGGTGCGCTGACTAGTACGCTTATGGCTGATAGCTCTAAGCCGGGAACAGCTATTGAGGCTATTGACATTCCTCAATCCTTGCGTGATACCGCAATGCATAAGGGCTTTCCTTTATTTTCCAGCACGCATATGTTTGTACCAGTAGACTATGAACCGGAATTTAAAAAATGAAAATTGTAGACCCATCAGACGTAATTATTGAAAAGACCGCAGGGCAATTTGCTGCTACCTTTTTTGAAGCAGCTCGCTCTAGTGGTATGGGTATTATTACTTTGCAAGGTCAGAAGATTGATTTGCGTAAGTATAAAAACAATCCTCGCAACTTTGCCAGCGCTCATTTGGAAAAATTTATTCCTGCTGCAATTGAAGCATTGACTACTATCCTTGGGCGGGAAAATACACCAGCT